CGCATTTCGGAGAAGCCATCGAGGGCATAATATATTAATCAGCTTGGGGTAATAACGCCGATTTTAACTAGTGTTTGTTCTATGAAGTAAGAAGGAGCTTGTTGACTCCATCCGGCATTTAGTCTGCCAATGTATTCTACTTCATTTATGATATTGCCACCACTAAAGCCGCCATATCTATTTCTTTCTATTTCATCAAACCAACCCATTCTAGCTTTACCCTTATCTACAGGTGTTACTACTTTAAGTTGTTCTGTTCCATAGTGTATTAATTCTTCTATTTCTTCGTTAGCAATTTCTTTGACTTCACGTTCAATACGTTCTATCTCTTGCTTGAAGTTAACTATCTCTAAAGAGACTAAACTATTTTTTGCCATCATTCATCCAAGGTGGTGTCCAACCAGTATCATCACCGTCTTTGGCTTGCATCATCATTTCGAGGAACTTGCCTTTAGGTAGTGCTTTTACTTCTGCTGGAATGTTATCTTTCATCTGCTTCAACGAAGCAAACACATCTTCCGCTTTTCCTTTAAAGCCCTGTGCTTGTAAACCAAGATATGTTCTTTGGTCTTCTCTATAACCCACAGGTCTTTTCTTGAAGTAGTCAACCCACTTGAGTAATTCCGTATAAGGCATTTCTTCTTCTAGCTTGTATACAGGCATCTTTAGCTCGTATGCTATTTCGAAGATAGTCTCTTCAGATTGACTTAGTTTCCCTCAGTTCCACCAGCAAGGCCAGATAATTCCATAACCTTGTTTGATAGTTTATTTAATTCTTCGATAGGGAATGTATCGAAGTCGTCGTCTGATAATTCATCAGCACCTAGTACTGCTACTTTAATAATGTCACGAAGGAGTCCTATTTGCTTTTTAGCGTCTTCGCTGTCGCCTACTTTAGCAATAACTTTTTGAAGGTCTAATATTTCACCTACAGTAAGTTTCTTGACTTCTACTTTGTCGCCCATGAATGGGACTTTTTCTGTTATTGTTTTTCCAACGAGATGTTTCATTGTTTGTTTCCTATTAATTTAATTTATCTTTTTCTGAAAATAATTCTGGGTTATTCGCTTGAAAGTCGTCTAGCAACTTACGTACAGTATGTAACACACTTAATGTTTCCATAATCTCACGGCCTGTTGTGGACTCGTTATCAAAGTCCTTGAATCTTTCAAATGATTTTCTAATACTTATATCAACACTTCTGCGCATGTGGCGAAATGTTGTCCTCATGACAAAAGCTTTACTGAATGGTTTGTCCATTGTTCTCTCTCTTGTTAGTGGAGGCTCTCCGAAGAGAACCCCCTGATTCTTATCTAGTCACTATTATATAGTAGCTGGACCAAAGAAATCTGATTGTGCTGACAAAGTAACAGTTGCAGTTGTTGCGTCTGTTAATGCAGGGTTAACCAAGATAGCTTCGATTTTTCCTAAGAAGTAGAACTCAGTGTTAGCAGAAGCGATAGTCGCAGAAGCGCCTTCGTCTGCAGAAGTTGCTGAAGAACACATCATGAAACGGAATACAGCGTCTGTACCGATTAAAGCATGGATGTCTGTCATTTCAGATGCAACGTAGTTTACTGTTACTTCTAATGTAGGGGCATCAGCTTGACCTTGAACCTGTGAAGAAGTCTTTTGACCGTATACAGGAACGTTTACGATGTTTGCTGGTGTACCTATTGATGGGAATTCACGTACTGAAGGCATACGGACGTGGTCTGCATCTGCAGTTCCGTCAACTGTACCTACGAATAGTGCCGCACATTCTGCTACAGTGTCTGTTCCTGTAGGGATTGTGCCTTTGAAGATGTCTAGGTATGTAAAGATACCTGCACCTAATGATGATATGTGTGCCATTTGTTATTCTCCGTAATGTGTAAATGGAATTATGTAAGATGCACTATAAAGTGCTTTGTTCGAAGGGTCTAAACCCTCCACTGTTAAATATGATGTTCCTAGCTCTGTAGTACCATACATTTCATGTTGTAGTAATGTATCAAGCTTGTCACTTATCTGCATTATTCTTTTGTTACCTTCTCCAGCTTTTACAAATATCTTAACAGCAACTAAACCTTTAGTAGATTTCTTTGCGTCATAAGCGTAGTAGTCACTAGAAGACGGCATAACATTTAGTATGCAGTATTCATCTGTATCACTCTTTTTACCTTGGTAGTTTGATGGATAAACAGCTATGCCGTTAGTTACCCAAAAGACATCAGCAAACTGAGCTTCAATGTTGTTAAGTATGTTTTCAAATGCCATTACTTCTCCTTCGTTAATACAGCTTCAGTGATGAAGCCATTGTCTGAGTAGTCAACAACGTTATAGATAACGCCGCCAACCTCAAGAGAGTCGTAAACCTCAAGGTCTACTACACCCTTAATCAGCGCAGAAGTTGTAAAGCCTTGTCCTGAACTAGTTTTCTTTGATTCAATAAATAGTTCTATTGTCTCATAAGAAATAGTTGATTCAGTAGATTGAGTAGCGAAATTATAATCGCCAACATTCTTAACTGTTAAAGTTCCAGTTTGTTTCAAGTCACCAATAGCATTAAAAGCTTTATCAACAGCGTTGTTGATTCTAGCTTTCATTGACATTAGTTAGCCCTCCACCAAGAACCACCTTGTCCTGTAGAACCACGAGCCACTAAGGGCTTGATAGCTTTAAGTACAAGTGAGTTTTTCATTGGAGTGCGAGTGACATCCCCATTAGCGTCAGATATAGATATCGACCCAACAGAGATGTTCTCGAATGTTTGTGTTGAACCTGTCAATAAGTCTTCGTTATTAACTAGGTGCAAAGCTTGCTCGTACACTGCAGTCTTAACCATAGTAGGAATTTCTGCTTCACCGGGGGTGATATGGAAACCCATACGAGTGTCATAATACTTGGCGTTCTTTCGAGGCCATGCAAGAGCTTGGGAGGAACTAACAGCAGAACCAATCCAAGCATTGTCGTCAACAATCTGTGTTGCTGTTACTAATGCTTGTTCTTTGATGTCGTCTGAAGCGTCAAACCAGTTGGCGTTATCAATACGAGTCTCAAAGTATGTATCAGCATCTGCTATTATAGCATAGCTATTTGTATTGAGTACAAGTGCCATTAGTTCTCTCCTTTAGATTTAATATTAAGCGTGGAATATTGGTAAGATGCCTAAGTTTAAGCTATCCATTTTACGTGTGTAAGAAGCGCCAGCGCCCAATACAGTGTTAGAAGCGAATGCATTTGATGCACCAGCCCAGTCGTAACCCATTGGGTGGTTGATGTAACCCCAACGATACCAAACGTTAGTTGAACCACCACCTAAGTAAGAAGCCGCCGCACGGTCTACTTCTACTGGAGTTGGCATGTTGATTGCTGTTGCCGCAACTGAACCCGGCTTGATGATGTATGAACACTTAGTTGATGCTACATTCAAGTCGCCTGTTGTTTGGCCTGAAATCATTTGGTTTGCACGAGTCATTACTAGACGGAATTTTCCACCGAATACTGTTGAGAACTCAAGGTTGCCGTCTTTGATACGGTCTTCGTCTACCAAGTTAGCCGCTCTCATTTCAGCCATAACTTCTGGTGAAGTAACCATGTACATGAAATCTGGTTCGTAGTCTTTGAACGCCGCTCCAACAGAACGGAATAAACGCTCACCACGAGCCGCACCCATTGCTGATGAATCAAACAATTTACGTGCATCTGAAGAACCAGTTGCCGCCGCACCGTGTAGGCCAGCCGCATTTACGTCCATGAAGAATCCAGTGTTAGCCGCATCTGCGTCTGTGTCGAAATCGATGATTCCGCCGTTACCACCAGATGAAGCGTTTCCTAAAGCAACTTCTGAAAGTGTTACACCTTTAAGAACTGACAACAATGCGTCATGCTCGTCTTGTGCACGTACTTCAGCGAAGTCACGAGCGATTTTCGCTAGACCGTCTTGCTTAGATACAACTTCTTGCATGTTAACTTGCTCTGCACCGAATGTACGAACTGTTTTCACGAAGTTAGCAACGTCTGTTGCGATGTCTGTGTATGTACCGTCTGTAGCAGAAGACAATGAAGCAACGTTCACTGTTGACGCTAGAGGTTTGTACCAACGGAATTGTCCTACGAAAGATTCGCCTGAAGCGTCGATACGTTGGTCAGCGGCTACGATGCCTGTTCCGTTTAATTTCTTAGCTGTTGTGTAAGCTTCGTCTGAGTAAGCAGAGATTGCTAAAGCAATGTTCTGAAAATCTGTGTTTGTAATAGCCATTTTATTTTTCCTTATGTGCCAATATTGGCGTTAGTTTTTAGATATTAAAGTTACCTAGTTTACCTTTAGAGGCAAGAGCTAGAATTTCTTGAGTTGACATCTCTCCAATAGATTTAGGGATGTCAGTCGAAGGCGCTCCAGCTGGATTGCCTGTACCTGCACCAGTGTTAGATTTAACACGGAACAAGAATGAGTTATCTTCGGACTTAGAATAAGCTTCTACGTAGTCACGAATATTTGAACCTGTTGAGTGCACCCATGCACCCTCTTCGTTTTGAACCAATTGGTCAACAATTTCTCTGCGAGCCATGTCACGAGACTTATCGTTGCGGAATTCCATGCCGGCTAATGCGTCATTTAAGACTCCATCACGCTTTAACTGAGTTGTCTCTTTTGCGTAGACATCTAGTTTAGCTTTTGCTTCAGCAAGTTCCATTTCAAGAGCTTCTTGTAATTTGCCTTCTTCTTTCATTCGAGCTATAGTTTCTTCTTTTTGTTTAGACTCTAGTTCGACTTTAAGTTTAAGTGCTTCATCACGCTCACTAGCCATACGGTCCATGTTAGCTTTCATCTTAGCTAATCGTTCTTCTACGATTGACTCGATGTCGTCTTTAGGAGCTTCTGGTGTAGCTGGTTCTTCTTTAATTACTTCTTCAACAACAGGTGTTTCTTCAACTACTGGTGTTACGTTTTCTTCGATTTGATTATCGCTCATTTTATTTCCTTTCAAGCACAGCTTGGGTTGATGTATATATTTGAGTCACAGACTCGTTTGTTTGTTTAGTGGTCATATAGCTATTACAAATATCTATGGACCGATTCCATACCAATCGTTTCCTTTTCGTATGGGTTCTAGCAATTCCTTCGGTGTAATCTTGTTATCAGGGTCAATTAAACCGTCTTCTTTTGCTCTTCGTAAGTATTTATTATATGTCGCCCTTGACATACCCGACTTTCGCATCTCTGCTAATGTCTGTTTAATCGTACCTTGTTTTAACGCATCAGAATAGATTTGTCTTAAGGCAGATTTAGCGGGAACCGCTTCACCAAGGTTCGAGAAAAACGCATCATGGATTGTTCCAGTATCAACGTTATTTTTCTTCCCCCAAAGGTGGAATTGTCTGACAATCGCCGCATCATTGCTGTGATTGCCGTTAACCCCCAGACCTATTGACGCATCTTGTATACTAGCTTGCGACATTAGTGTACCGTCCGGTGAGGCTTCTTCATATATATTAAAGACTTTCTTACCTGTAACAGGGTCTGTAAAGTCTATTCTTGTTTGTTCTTTTACTCGGTATCTTTGAACCATCTTCTTACCATCGAATGTCACCCACGGGATGTCAACCGACTTAGACTCTGCAACATAATCTTTTGCAACGTCCTTCCAGAATTTAATAAATTTACCAGTAACAGGAACCTCTTGTTCGAGTTTACGTGTCATAATCTTAGATATCTTATCGAACAAACGAGTACCAATTAAGTCACCTGTTTCATCTTTAAGTTTAGCTAAGAACATATGCATATCCTCGGAATTCTTTACACCGTCTCTGAACTCTGCTTTAGCAGTTTCATATAATGAGTCAGTGATGGAGCTACCTTCTTTAGAAGATAATACCACTTTCTTTTTGATATCTCGTAATTCATCGATTCGAGACCAATTCTTTCTATCCATTTCAAAGCTTATTTTAGCATCTATAGCCTTCTTAAACTTGTCAACCTCTTTAGTAGATATAGCTATCTTGCCTTGTTTAGCAAGTACTTTAGCAAACTGATTAGCAACGTTAGCAGACTTAGTAGCATCACCGGCACCATAGAAGGCAACCATGTTCTGATTCTTTGCCGCTTTCATTAAGTCAGTCCAGTTAAGGTCTAGGTCAGCTAATTCAGGTATAGCTAAGAACTCAGCATCATCAACAGTACGTTTAGCAATCTCATCGTAGAGTCTTTGCTTCTTAGCTGTTTGAACAACGTTAGATAACTCTGCCGCCGCTCTGTCGCCTGTAGATAAAGATATAATCTGCGCTCCACTAGAGGAAGCATCGTTTTCTATCATCATCTTTGTTTTATACTGCGCTAGTCTTTGACGTTGTGCATTAGTCCATTTAGCCTTGTCGATTACCATTTCACCATTCATATGCCTGTGTATACGAGTATACTCAAGAGCTAGTCTAGCTAACTTACCAACTTCCTTATCTTCAGTAGCCGCTACAAGCGGGTTAGATAAGAATTCTTTGATACGTCTGTCTGGTTGTGTTGGAGACATCATTGCTTCCCCAATCTGAAGTAAGTTCTTCTCTTGGTCTTTAAAAGCTTTTATTCTACCTTTGTTAGTTAACGTGTCTAGAGGGTTACCTACTAGTGCGCCAATCTGAATTTGTAACTCTTCTACAGCATCTGCATTAATAGCAACTTCTCTAGCAGTGTTTAAGAATGGTCTAACAGCTTCACCTTTAGTGGGTGTAAGTAAACCACGATGATAAACACGACCACGGAAGTCAACTGAAGCATCAACAGAAAATGATTGTCCTTTTTGTCTGTAGTACTTAGCTGTAGCTAATACGCCACGACCATCATTACCACGTCCAATAAAGAGTTTCTTCATCTCATTGATTTCGTCCCACTTCTTAGCTTCACCACGTTTATCTTTAAAGTAGATAAGTCGTTCAGCAAAGTCAAAGAACTCGTTGTCAACTTCATATTTAACTGAGTTAGCATGATTAAGCATTTTAGCCATATCACGGTCTATCTGTGTAGGGTCATAATCTCTATAAACCTTTTCAGATACTACCGGCATAGTAGTCTTTCTACCACGAGCATCATAAAACTCTTTAGAACCTGCCCTAGCATAAACTTTATTCTTGTTATCGTGATAACCGAATCTTCTTGCTGTACGGGTTTTCTCTGAAGCTATCTGTAACTGTTTCATTGGACCGTTTACAATAGTAAGCTGTCTAGTAACATTAACGCCTCTTAAAGATGTATTACTTGCGGGTCTACCTGTGGCTAAGTCAATAGGTGATGATGTACCAATATCTCTTATTGTTGTTGTACGAACTATACCTTGTTGTTCAAAGGACTTGATTATCTTACTTCCATCTCTGTGGAACTCTTTAAGAGTCTTAGAACGGAATAAGTTTAAATCACCTAGTTCTTCATCAAATAGTTTACCAATCTTAATAGCTAACATATCATAGTCAGCACCGTCTGCTCTTGCAATAGCTTCAATAGCTTTAGCAGTAGCGTCAATAGACTTATTCTTTAGTGCTACTTTAGCTTTAGCTCTACGTCTAGCATATAAGAACTCTAAGTCAAGCAATTCACGAGTACTTCCTCTTAGCTTAGCTAATTGGCTTGTGTACCATGAATCTTTCGGAGGAGCTTTCTTAAACAAAGCCTCTAGCTTTCTTTTCTGCTTAATCCCCGGAATCTTGTCTATAAGTTTCTTCTTAAGGTTTTCCATAGATGGATAGCGATTAATAATAGGTTGAGTATAAGCCGCTATAGGAGCCTTACCACTAAAGTAAGCTTTCCTTGCTAGCTTTGCACCTTCTCTACCACGCCATGTTTCAATATATCTATTATCTGCAATCTGAGAATCAATTAGTTCACCGATAGTGTATTTCTTATTAAAGATATAAACAGCAGGGTCATTATCTAAAGCAGTAGTTAAACCACCAAATAATTTACCTCTATCAGCTGAACGGTTAAACATTAACGTACCTAAGTCTTGCACAGAGTTAAGTGTAAACTTTCTGAATACAGAAGTAGGCTTACCCCAAGCTTCGCCTGAAGAGTTGTATCGTGTAAATGTTTGTCTCATAACGTCTGTAATAACAGAGCGTTGATTAATAGAAATGTCTTTGCTTAAGTCTTCAACAAACTCAGTAATGTATCTCTTTTGAGAATCAGTAAGAGCATCACTCGCCGTTACTTTAGCTAAACGCTCAGTAAGTATTTCTGGCTCTTGAATTTGTAAGTGTCTTCCTGCACCAGATGCATAATCAGCACCTTCAGCGTTCATAACTGCACCATCACGGTTGTTCTTAAAAGCTCTACGACTGCCTTGCTTCTGAGATAAAGAGTTACCTTTAAAATCAGTCAAAGCTAATGCTTGAGCATTCTCAGCCGCATCATTCTTAAAGTGTGCTTTCAAAGCCGCAGTATTAGATTTAGAAGCCATTAACTCATCAGGAGTATTAAAGTCTAAACTTATTATACTATCATTCTTAGCAGTAGGTCTCTTAACTGTTTTGTTACCACGTCTCATAAGACCTTGCATTGAGAGTGCTTTACCTATAGGTGAAACAAACTCTTTAGCTTTAAGTCTACCGTCTTGAAATAGTTTAGCTTGACGCTCACCACCTAGTTGTTTAACTTGTACATCAGTACCTTGTCTTCTTAACCAAGTTGTGTAGTCTTTTATTTTACTAGCTTTACCATCTAACTCCGCAGTCTTAACTTTCTTAAGATTTCTAGATTTAATATTTTTTGATTTAATCGCTTCAAGCTCGTCTTTAGCCTTAATGACCGGAACCATTGTAGAACGACAGTTCCAATGTAGAGGAGGCTGATAACGTCTGTCATCGATATCATATACTTGTCCATTGTGGTAAGAACAAATCGCACTTGTACGACCATCTAGTATAGCAGTAAACATATAACCTTTGATTACTTCTGCATTAGCTCCCATTACTTGATTCAACGCATCTGTTTGCGCTGTAGTAATAGATGTTCTTGTTAGTGTCTTAGCTTGATGTTCGGTTATCTTAGTTGTCTTCATAACATCTTTGATAATTTCATTCTGGGTTAAACCCTTGGCTAATCCACCTTTAACTTTTTGTTGTATTCGAACCAATTCACCAGCGGCAATATTGCTAGTGTTCTTACTAAGAGTTTTAACACCCTTAATCTGTGGTCCTGTTATTTCTGCTAGAAGCTCTTTAGTCTTAGGCTTCTGTACTCGATAGAACTTCTTTAGTTCAGCATCGAGGTTATTCTTGTGAAAGACCTTTTGTGAGTTGGAGAACTGTTTAATGCTCTTGTCTTTGTGAGCAAGTAGTTCTTTTCCGAAGCGAGTTACTTCAGGTTTCACGTCAGCACGGATATCCCCTTTCAAAAGGTCTCTTAAATTCTTTCTGTGTTTTCTTATTATGACACGGTTCTGTTTTTGAACACCGTTCTCATATAAGCGGATGTCGCCATTGTGGTCAACTATCCTATCAAATATCTTTTCATTGATTGACATAGTATTTCTCCATTACTATAATTCGTGGATGTTATGTGGTGCCGCTTGTCGGATTCGAACTGACGACCTATTGATTACAAATCAATTGCTCTACCAACTGAGCTAAAGCGGCATACGAGACTCCCCGAAGGGAGCCTGTAATAGTTATTCTTCGTCTAGATTGATTTCATCATTCGTAGGCGTATCTGTTAATGGGTCTGTTTGTATTGCCGCAACAGCTTCTTCATCGTCATAATCAGCCGGTAAGAAGTCATTGTATTTAGCAATGTTAACAAATGTTTCTCTAGAAATAATACCAGACTGGTACCATTCTGAAACAAGACGCATTGCACCTTCTCCACCTACAGTAGCGGCGAAGTCAGATGAGAGTTGGAATTCGATGTCATTACCTGTGTAATCAGTATCGTATTTCCAGTTAATCATAAATGCTAATATCTCTTGCATAGTTCCAGATATCTTAGCGTTCATAGTTCCTAGTTGTGCTGTTTGAGAAGCGTTACGAATCTCTAAGGCAACACCTGAAGCGGCTTGCTCTGGAGATAACATACGTATTCCCATCTTAGCCATTTCTTGAACTGTAGCTTCGATTGCTCTGTCCATATCAGATAATGCACCCGTAGGTGTTTCTAATACTGTGATAGATTCATCTTTACGAACACGTAGCCAAGTACCTAAACCTGCACCTACTAGTTCTTCGAATTCTTCATCAGTCATATCTGATTGTACAACAGGAGTATAAGTAGCCGCACCCATTAGTAGGTGGTTACGACGAGACACTTTGTTGTATAAAGCAACTTCACGGTCTATCAAAGGCATTAGTACTGGCTCAACAGGCTCTAACTGTCCGTTTAAAGGGAAGGCAGGTATTCTGTCTAAGCGCTCACCAAACTTCATTGGATAAACTGTATCATATTTCTGGAATCCACCATCAGCGGAATCTTCGTATTCTTGTTGTATAACACCATTCAGTGATTCTACTTCGTGTGAGCCATGAGACTTCTTATAGTAATCTAATACTAATAAACCTTGTTCATCAAGGTAATGGTCACAAACAGTATCAACATAGTTAGGATGCCAAGGGTTATCATCAGAGTATTCTTCTGTGATGTATCTTGTAGTCCAACGTGATAATGATTTAACACGAGTTACTGGGTGTGTTTTAACTTGTACGTTAATAACATTCTCTGCTTTAATTAACACAGGGTAAGGAGAAATCATCATTCTCTCTTCTGGTGTCATCATTTCTAATTCAGCATCAGAAACAGTAGGTCTATCAATATAAACCCAAGCACGAGATGTTTGTAGTTCTTCCCATATAGCGGCATCTAAAAAGTTAAATAGAGATGCACCATCAAGGGTAATATCTTTTGTAATCCAATCATAAGCACCAACAGAATCTAATTCTTCTGGTAAATTTAATTGTGATGGTTTACGTAATAAAGCACTAATTAGTACACGAGCATACTGAGTTGTTAAACCCGGTAATTCACCTTCTGACTTGTAGAAGTCATATTGTGCTTGTGACATACTAGGACTAAAAGGTAGTAATAAGTTTGAATAGTCTTGTTCAATGTATTCATCGTGAGCTTTAGCATGAGCTTCACCTTGAAGAACAGCACGAGCCTTCTTCCATAGTGGCTTCAGCGATAAATACGAAGCACTAGGAGTCTCGACACCACGCTTCTGCGTATTAGCCGCAGTCTTGATTAGAGCCATTAAAGCCTCCTTTTGTTAATGTTGTTTATTAATAATTATAATTAAAAACACTATACACAATAGTATCTTAAAATATATTTAAATATAATATAGGGAACCCCCTTGGTCATTATTCGGGAGTATTTTTCGACTATATAAATAAGGTTGAGAGGGGAATTTAACCCCTCCCACCGTTTAGAGACTGTCAGACACTTGAGAGTCTGTCTCTTATTCTATCATTATTCGGGAGTATTTATTATTTTACAATAATCTATCCCTGCCACCTTGCTTTGTTATCTCTAACATCAACATGGGTGAATCTGCTATAGCGACCTAGACCGCCTTCGTGGAATGTATTTAAGTAGTTGTATACCTTACTTGCGGGTACACCTTTAACTACGATATCTGCCGCCATACCTTTTACATGGTAAGAACCTTTAGCTCCGCCAACTTTAGCGTTATGCTCTGGGCTTCTGTAACCACTGTTAATCTTAATAGGTGCATCGAAGTGCGCTCTAAGAGATTCTAGTAGCTCTAGTAGCTTTGGGTCTATACCTTGTACAGGTAGTGTTCCTTTGCCTTTACAAGCAAACTCAGATTCTTTAAAGTTTTCAGAGAGATAGCCTCTTTTTAATGTTGGCTTCTTCTTAAACATATTTCCAAATTTTAATTTAGTAAACTTCATGACTTCCACTTGTCTACCATCTTCTCACCAGAGCGTCCAACAATGTAACCACCTACACCTATTTGTAGTAAGTTCCATAGTTCGATTGGCAAGTCAATAGTATATACTGTCCCCATAAACATGTTGAGTACGGGAAATATTAAATAATTAAGAGCAACAATTGCAATGATAACCATCATTAACAAAGGTCTCCATGAAGCTGTTAGCCAGTTAGACGACTTTGCTTCTTCTAAAACAATCTGTCCACGTAATGCTTCTAGGCTGTCTGTGTGTTCTAGTAGAGCTAATTTAATTTCTCTTTCTATATCATTCTTCTTATCACCATCTGGGATAAGTCTTTTCACTAAGTCACCCATGATAGGTGCTAGTGCTGTAATTAATGGTGTCATTTTAGACTCCTTCTGTTTTTTGGATAAGAAAGCCCCCGAAGGGACTCTCTGTTAATTATGATACTTCTCTGAATACCCACGTACCGTCTGGTTGTTCATTCTGCATGTAAGGTGATGCGTTAGGGCTTGCTGATATGGGCCAAGAGATGCCAACATTACCAGTGTTATACCACCAGCCATTAGCATTTACTCGGCTTATGTTACTGCCTACTATATCGCCTTGTGAAAAACCATCTCCACCACGTTCACGACCATGTACCATTAGCTCGTTAGAAGCCATTGACAGAGAAGGCGCACTGTTGCCAATCCCGATGCTGTTCACACCCCAACCGGTACTGGTGCTAGCGCTGTTGTAGTCACGGTTAACTTCCCACTTGCCGGGCATGAGTATTAGAAAACAAACACCCCAACGCCAAGTGTTGAACCTGTTCCATGAATAAGATACGTTACCTACTTCATTAAAAGGAAGATTTACCTGAGCTGTAGCCATGTTAGCATTACCGTTATGCGTGTCTGTGTACTCATTATATAAAGTAGCTGATGGTGAATAAACCGATATAGGGCTTGTCCTGTTGCTCATACTACCTGATGCACTAATACCAATAATGGTAGTCCACTCACTAGTTGCAAGCATACTTGCTCTTGCTGTCGTATAAGTGTTATAGGCAACTTGAGGACTGCCGGGAGCGGCCCAAGGGTTGTTCAAATGCTTATCAGTGTAAGTTACAAGACCTTCTGAACCACCCGGTTGTATCTCTGTCATCAGCCCAGAAGTTCTGTACGTTTCCCAGTTAGATATCTTCTGACCGATAGTGCCTTCTTTGTAAAGACTGTAGTAGTCAGCAAAATCTAAAGCACCACTAGTGGGTACACTTGAGTTATTTCCGTAGTTGTTTCTTATTGTAGAGCCACCTCTGTATAAGTTACCAAAACTTACTGCACCAGACAAACCAAACTCTGTACGTATATCGCTTGCGGATATTGTTCCGGAACTTGGTAAAGCCATTACGTTATAGTCCCTTGATAAGCTGTGATGTTTCCATATACTAACATATCACCCGCAGAAGTAAGCTTCATTCTGTTTACTCCGTTGTTAGCAAAATAAAGATGACCACTTGACTCAGTAATAGTCCAAGCCCCCATGTCTATCTTTGTACCGATATTCAGAGTAGCCGCATTAAAGTCGTTGTTGAGGTCTCCGTCTGAATCACTCGCCGCATCTAAAGCAGTTTGTAAGCCAGTTACTTGACCGATTGTGTGGGTGTGTCCACTAGGTGTTACAGTAGCGTTTACCGTAGCACCACCTGAAGTAACTGTAAACAGAGACACCCAAGCACCTCTGTATATTTTTAATATTGGGTTTGTTCCGCTAGTGTCTAGCCAGAATTTACCATCTAAAACTTCGTCTGTTGGAGCAGAAGAGCCTGAATGACAAGTATCCATTGCCGCCAAAGCGTCATTATAGTCTGCTGTGTAAGCGGTACCATCTTGGTTAGCCGTTACTGTTCTTGTTGTTTGTGACATATTATATCCTTATTGTCCAATAGCTTGCCAGTCAGTATCTCGTGAAACACGACTACCGCTGTTATAAATTGAGTAAGAGAAACCAACACGGTCTCTTGAAGTTATTAAGACTTCATCTCCTAAAGAACCTCCGATGATTCCAAGACCAACAGAAGGTGCAGTTGTTCCACCAATGCCCGCATAGAACGGGGTTGCGAAAGTAACTGTTGTATCGTTAGTTGTGCTAGTTGTAGCCGAACCAACTTTAGTTACATCTTTCTTATCAAGCAATATTGCTAGCTCTGTTAATATTATTCTTGTGTTAGTGTTTTCAGCTACGCCCAAGAATCTAAACCTGAGTCCACGACATGTAAAGCTACTTACAGTAAGAAGCTCATAACTAGACCAAGTAGGTGAACCACTATTAGGGTCATCCTGAGTAGTTGATACTTCAACCTTTAAACTAGCGTTCTGAAGAGGACCCGCAATGTTATCAACAAGCGATATATCTTCATAGTCTTCAACATCAATACCTCTAAGTGTAACTGAAGAAGTCAGCTGTGGAGATACTCTTACAGAAATAACTTCACCCAAATCAATAACATTATCAAAGTAGTATGTCATATCAGTTTGGTTATTGTCCAACACTAAGAAGTTACCAACCTTTGTGCAGTTAGTTTTAGCACCTAGCCATTGAGTATGCTCATCTATCAAATCAATTTGGTTAAATGATGTGTCAAAGAATGTACTAATAAACAACGCAGGGTTGTCCGAGTAGTTACCCCTAGAATCTTTAAACTTAATTAAGAAGGTTCCTTGTAATGTAGGTACAGTTTTGTTGTTAGTATTACCAGAAAGTGATTCAACTAATATAGAAGCTGTTTCCCAAGAAGCAGTAGCATTTGCTTCACTGTGGAATCTAATTTCACAAGTACCACCATACACAACATCAAGGTCTGTTGACTTATCCCATGAAAGGTTTATCTGCCCTTCGTTGATGTTTCCTGCAAACCCAGTAGGGTCTGAAGGCTTAGCATCTAGACCAACTATTGTCTTAACAAACGTCACCGCCGCACCCGCAATATGAAAGTCACTATAAGGTGTTATCTTAAAATCATAGATAGCGTGAGATACGTCTGGAACTGTAATATGGTCAGCAGAAACTGTGCCTAATGAAGTAAAGTCTACATCTCCCGCTTTCCTGTATTCAACCAAATAATAAGCAGGGTTAAGCCCTGAAAGGTCAGGTGTCCACTCTAGTAACGCTCTTGATTTAACACCAGCGGCGTTGTTAGTTACGTAAAGTTCTTCTGTAGCAGTAAGCGCAACAACAGCACCCGGAGCGTTAGATACCGTTACATTTGATATCGTAGTACCGGAGCTTCTTTGCCCTAAAGGTGTTCTTACAATTACTTTAAAGTCATATAAAGAATTCGTCTCAATGTCTACTAGTCTCCCAAAGTTAAAGCTAAGAGCATTAGTTGTTCCTAAGAATACAAAGGAAGCATCTGAACTTTTCTTATAAGATACTTCGTAAGTAAAATTTCCATTACCCGCGTCATCTGCGTAAGACCAATTTAATTGACCAAACTCAAACTCCCTTAAAGCATTTTGAGATAGTGATAAGGCTGTTACATTAGGTGTAGAGAAGTCATATATCTCTGCCTTTGGATAAGCAATACCGTCTGCAATATTCCAAGCTAAAATATCTTCACTAAACCTATATGCAGTTATTTTAACATTAAAGTTTTCTTGAACCTCTACAGATTGAACTCTGAAAGTTTCAGCAGTAGTCATGCCCGCTTCATCAAGCTGTACTGTAATAAAATCCCCCGGCTCTGTCTTTAAACCGGTTCTGTTAACTACAAAGTCAACTGTGAATATTGCTCTAGAAGAGCGCACTAGTTGTTCCGCCTTTGCAAGAGCGTGATAAGGGTCAGTTATAGTATCTGGTGAGACTGAAGATTCAAACTGTTGGTTATTATCTTCTCCTACATAAGTGCTATGTACAGCACCGCCTTTAGGTGGCCAAGACACAGAGTCTGATTTAAAGTCTTCATGTTCGTTTAAATAAGAAATCGTCATATGGTTAAATCTATCAGAAGCAGAAGGGAATGTCGTGTTGAAACTGTCTAGTATAATACTATCTTTATCAAAAGCTTGAGTAATTAAAGCAGTAGTTTCGCCTTCGGTCTCAGGATATTCTAAAGATAGCTTATATTTACCATCGCTGTCCCAAGTAAGTTCTGCGTAGTTCATTGAAGTCATAATCGCTTCAATATTGTCTCTAATAGGTTTTTCGGTATCTAATGCTACGTTACATTCATACAAAGGTATATTTCTAGTTGGTAAAGTAACCGGAACATATTGTCCTGTAGGGTTATCTTTGTCACCACCAGTTTTAGACCAACTGTAATAGTTTCCTGTAGCATCGTCTTTTAGATACATGTCTTCAAAACCCCAAGTATCCGGGTTAGGGAATTGTGCATATGTAGGATAATTAGAATAGGGCTTGGCACTATTGACGTGTCCAGCAATATCCGCACCTATTAGGACTGTTTCTTCACAAACCTGTGCGGCGTTATAAAATGTTTCTAAATTAATTTCCGTGTCATCCAAACCTTTTCCGTAAGTAGAGTTAGTCAAGTAGTCTAACAATACGTAGGCGGGGTTGTTTGAATATTCTCTAGTTGTGTTTACTGTGTACGTTCCACTAGTGTTAGTAATCTTTCTTATCTTCATACCTTCAACATAGAACTGAACGTTAGGCGCACCTGAGTAATTGTTCTCATCTCTATCAAGACGGAACACCTGTTCTGAATACGCTATGTTTGTAAACTTATCTAAGTTTGAATAACCATTAGCAGTAAGCATAGTAGACGCACCGCCGTTAGGGTGTACAACTATACGCTGTCCGTGTTGGTATTCTCTGTGATTCCAAGCCTTGCTGTTGACAGTTACGTGCACTGCACGGTTAATACCGCCTACACAGATAGCTTGTTTAGCATACATGAACTCATTCTTAGTTCCTGATACACTAGACCCCATACCATTAATAAAGCTATTAGTGTTAGCATCGGGCGCTCTGTGGTTATAGTTTGGACTTATCGTGTGGTCAAACTGAACACCACCCAGTAGTTGTTTTCCGTAAACAAGGGGCAACGCTATCGCATCACTTTGAACAGTGAATTGAGAACCCTTACGAGCCTCTGCCGCCGCTTGTTGTTTCTTCTTCATCTTCTTATGTTGGTCAACCTGAAATGCGGTTGATAAGATGAACATAGCTATTTGTACTTCTATACCCATTATGTTTTACCCCATTTAAGTTGTAAGCTGTAGCCATCATGTATTCTGTCGAAACAAGTATCACCTGTATCGTACTGGGCTATGCCGTATTTAGTTGTAAAGAATGGCTTAACTGCATCTAAGTCAGCCATAGGTGAAGAACACTCTATTGATAATATCTTTGTTTCAAAGTCGTTAGTTATGGAAGGTGCATCAACGTACCCGCTATAAACATAAACCAAATCATTCACACCTGTAAGTGGCCCAAGAGTGTCATGTACAAACCCTGCACGTATTTTAATTCCCTTACCAACTATCCCTGCACGAGCTTCTTGCATAAGCTGATTATTAGGGTCGATAAAGGCAATCTTATACGCATCTCTATCCACAACAGAGTTCTGTTTAGGAGGGTCATAGTTGAATATAGCCCCGTTAGCAGTGTATACGTAACCGTTTTCAACTATATCTTGGGAGTGTGTTGTCATGTAGTAGTTTGAGTTTAATTCTAAGTCTACTAAAAAGAAGTATTCTACATAGTCTTGCGATAAAGCTTGAGATACTGCTGTTGAAAATGTTCTCATCTTACAAAGCCTCTATTATTGTAGTAGTTCCCGGACTTGCGAGAATACCATCCCGATAAGTAATTCCCTTTGCATTATCTATGCTTGGGAAATAAGATATAAGAACTTCTGCTCCTAGTTTTATCTGAGCGGAATCCGGTACAGCAACTCTAAGGCTTGGGTATATTTCTATGTCTACTGTATCTGTGAGCAACATGGTGTCTAAGTTTATTGCAGTTTTAAGCAAGTATATTTTAGTGTGGTTAGCGAACTTTATAAAAGAACCTTTAGGTACGAAGCCAACACCCTCTAGTCTGTGGATAGTTATAGTAGTTGAACCAGCGGCAGTTATTCCATCAGAGAATAAAAGCGGACCGTTGTTAACTACGTAGTCACCGTCTGCTGTATAAGCATCATCAACTTCTTTTAATTGTGGCATTATCATAGTAGCAACATTAGCTTGACCGTCACAAGAAGCTAGTAGCAATTCTACTGCATTATCGTTTGTAGCTGTATCAAAAGATACTTCCCATCTCTGAGCATTCATAGCTGTTCTAATTTGTTTCAAAGAAACAGTGTCGCTAACGAAAATAGGTTGGTTGCTCTCTATAGTTAGCGGTGCTAATATAGGGCTACCCTTATAGTAATATGTACTCATTTTATGTTCCTAAATCGATTGGTCGAGCGTGTATTGTAAGATTAATCTCTTTAAATATCTGCTTTCGACGTGGCCTTACGCCTTTGTTACTTTCGTGAGTTGAGAACCAATAATTATTTTCCGCTATCATTGCGGTTGATTGACCCTGAATGGTCTCAAATGCTATATCACCAGTAGTTGGTTCTCTGTTTTCTACTAGCGCAAATCCCATAGCTATTGTGAAGGCTTCCAAAGACGCATAACCAAGGTTAGTTATTTCTGCCATGAATTCAACTTCATCGTTGTATGTGATATCTATATCTTTGCTTAACGAGGCATCTCCCCTTAAGGCTCTTTCGTATTCTAATAAGAAAGCAAAACAGTCATTATGACCTCGGATATATTCTCCGGCAAGTAATGCTCTCATGTTTATTATTCTTCGTGCCTTGTCTAAGGCTACTTCTTTTACTATTTCTTCCATACTCTCTGCTCCAAAGTGGCACGAGGACAGCCTCTAGCAACGTCTTGATAATAGTCCCCATCAAACGCTACCAGAGGCTCTCTCTGTGTGTTACATTTCTTCTTCTATAAATAGTCGCACTAGGTCAGCTACGATATCGCTTCTAACAATATCCTCAACGCTGAATTGTATTACAGGTATATCTAAACCCGCCCCATTAACTTTACGACAGAATGTCATAAGGTCTCGACCATCTTTAACATCGGACTGAGCAGGGTCACCCATAAGCACTAGCTTAGAGTTTTCTCCTAGACGGGTTGTAATCGCCTTTAGCTCATCCA